TTTTAAATTCAGTTTTAAATCTATCTGATGCGCCTATGGGAGACTCTCTATTCTGCGCCTTGAAAGTCTCAGAATAATCTATAGCATCAGCCTTACTTGCAATCACTGCCTCATTTTGAGCTGACATATCAGAAGCGTTTTTTTGCCTAACGGCTAGTTCAAAACCTACACTTGCAAGATCTCCAATACCACCGGCCACATCTCCGGCCCGGCTTATTTGCGCCAAGTCAACCGTGTTTTGAGTTTCTCTTTTTATTGCTAATCCTTGAGTGTAATTAGGTATCCTCATTTTAACCCCTTGTAAACTGAATAACCAGCAGAAGCAGATTTAACAGCTCCAGAAATGCCACTAACTAATTGCTGTCTACCTGCGGATTTTGCGCTTTCGGCTATTGCTTGTCCCTGCGCTAATGAAGATCTAGAGCCGGACTCACCAGCCTTTCTTATTTCCTCTAAATTCTCTGCGCCTTCTCTTCTTGTTTTTTCCAACATTAATAGCGGAGAGCCTTCCAAAGTAACACCGCTTGCTAAATACGCCACTTTTTGACTTGCTATAGTTGAGTCAATATTTCTACCTTCTAACTCTGCCTGCCTTGCTGCTAATCTCCTTACTTCTGCCGCCTCATCGGATGCTTGCGCCCTTGCCATATCCGCTTGTTCATTTGCTGCTTTTCTGCCTTCTATTCCGCTGTATATTGAAGCTCCAGCCCCAACTCCTGCCGCTGCTAGTGCTAATGATGTAGCTGCTGCCATTATAAAATCCTCAATAAATTAGTCATTTCTTTATCCGTCACCTGATAACCAGCTCTAAGCAGTTTTTTAATTAAAAATGTATGTGTGACTGAAGACATAACCATTAAAAAACCTAGCTCCTTAGCTTCCTCAATAATTTTTTCAATTAAAAACTCTACACATCCAGCCCTTAATTTTTTATCAACCTCTTTATTAACAACATAGTTTTCAGCCCAACAAATACAAGAATCTGTCTGATACAGAAAAGCCACGCCCAAATCAACGCCTTGATTTGAAACAACTATTCCTATTTCTGGTAAAGCTATTTGTGGTAAAGGCTCCCAATCCCATTGTTTCCACCAATTAGTAATATTTTCATAATCTTCTGGTGTATAATATCTACTTTGCATTAGTTACTCACATTAAAATAAGGTATTATAAGCTGTACTATACATGGGAAAGGTTGATTTTGCGAGACAATTACACGCTTCTCTCTACCCCATCCACCTTCTACAGCATCATTAACATCATTAGCATATGTTTCTTTAAGATCTCCAGTAAACATTAATGGTGGCCTGTCCATGCGCATAGACGCACTTCTCATCTCTATTTGATTAAGATTGTAATAGCCTGTACCATATTTTGCATATAATGTGTCTAAAAATCTAAAACCAACTGCATATACTGATTTTTTTTTAGTCTGTACCACTCCATTTATACCGCCTCCCTCAAGGTCGTTTGTCTCTAAATATCCAACGTAGCCTAATCCAACATGCACAACTGAGGCTTGCTCATCAAGAGTTATAGAGCCGTTAGTTACTGTTCTTGTGTCGTGCTGTCCTCCATCAGTAATTACTGTAACTAAACATCCCTCAAGATGCTCAAGTCCTGAAAATGTTTCTGCTGCAAGATACCACTCTCCAGCCGGTATAGTAAATGTTGAATCAAAATCCTCTAAAATATTGCATCTTACAACCGTGGTGCTTGTGTAAGTTATTATTTCTGCCCTGCCTGTTTCGTCTCCAGTTATTGATTTTCTCCATAACTGCCTACCAACCATACTACTATCAAACATGGCGGCGCTTGCGGTAAATACAATATCATTTCCAGTCGCTGCGGACGGTGTTAATGTTGCACCAGCATCTAAACCAGCTACATCTCCATAATATGATATAGCTGAATCCACGTGAATATATTCCTTTTGATTTTCATATAGAAGGTTTTCGTATTTTTCTTGATCCGCGTCCGCTCCGTCATTAGATACGTAATCTTCTCTCCTAACATAATTTACATCGTCTGCATAATATTCAATATGATATTGAGTGCTTCCATCAACCATACGCGCCACGCATTGCCACAACTGATTATAGTTATTTAATCTAGGAGTAGTAGCTATAGATTTAATTTCTCCAGTTGTTGTATGTCTATGCCAACCGCTTATAGACTCTTCATCTTGTATAGTTAAACCTATAAGGCTACCGTTATTCTTAACAGCCCACATTATATTGGGTCTTCCATCTGAAAAAGCTAATTGTTTTATGCCTGATGATGTGATGTGATCTGCAATAGTGTTTCTGTCAACCGGTCTATATCCATCGACATTTATATCATACTCAAAAGTACGCATGGTTAACGCATTACTTTGTATGTATGCAATTTGCGTTCCTTTATCAAGAGGCATTATATTTGCTACCCCATACGAGTTTGTAGGCTTGATTGATATGCTTGAAGGCGTAATAACTGAATCTATTCCACCAGTTGCTTGAAATACATCTTCTAAAGTCCCTATCGCCAAAAATTGAGGCGTGCCAATAATCCATCGAATTAAACCTACAGAACCTGCTATGTTATATATAAAGCCGTCATCGTCTGCTGTACCAGTCGTAAAATCGTTAAAATCGCCAGATTGAGAACCCCAAATTCTATTAGGATTATTATTTGAGCCTGCATAGTATAGCCTTTGCTCGTACACCCCAACCGCTCCCGGATAGTTATTTGAAGAAAGAGTTAATGCAGTAGGCGAATGATTTGCCATAGTCCAGCTTGTTGCTGATGTAAATGTTAACTTTTGCGGATTGTAAGAAGGATGAGCGATATACATAACTCCATTAACAACTGGACTAAATTTTAATTCAGATAAATGTGCAAGCGCATAAGGTGTAGTAATTTCAGTGATAACGGCTGCCGTGCCTCCTGATGTGTATGTGGAAAATCCACTGCTATTAACGCCCGATAATTCAAAGGTCTTTGGTCCCGTGTTAACATTTGCTATTGTGTAATCATTACCATTTACTTGTGTCATACCATTAACACCAGTTATAAATACTTTGTCTCCGTTGGAATAATTATCAGCCCCTGAATATGTAACTACAGCTGGATTAGCTTTTGTTATATTTGTTATGCTTTGCGCTGTCTCTGTAACCCTTGCATCATTGCGGTAAAATCTAAGCTTTGTTCCGGTGAACTCCATAATAAAAGACAATGATTCACTGTAATTAAAAGTATATAATAATGCTTCTTCGTTATTTTGCGTTTTTGCGGAATAAATAGAACCAGTTCTAAACCTTGCCCCACCCTGAACCTCAACGATAAAATTTTCTACTCTTCTTGCACCGCTATAAAAGGCTTTTAAATCATGTCTGCCATATAAACGAGGACTTATTTCACCTGCTGAAAAATCTGGATATGAGGTGTTGACATTAACCACTTGTATTACCTAATTAAAATCAAACTTATGGGCGTGGTTGGAACTACTGCCACGCCTAAATGCTTTGTTTTGACTTCTTTCAATTCTTGTCGGAGGTCTTTCTTGGCCGGATATAGCCTTGGCCATACTTGCTTGCTGTTTTCTTAGCTGTGCAACTCTTTCAACTGCTGTATTTGATTCAGTGATTTTAAAAGCTACTGATAAAGCTATGTCTAATGCTAAATAATTTATAAACATAGCATCAAATCTTATTACATCTTCAATATCATATACATAACGGAGTCTAACTGATGAAGCGTCAATACTAAGCAGCACCGATAATACACCGTTGTGAGACTCTAACTGATAATCTGCTGGTAATATTAATTGGCCTTCGCTTGATTCTATTGTTAACAATCTAATAAAATCAAAAGGCAATGGAAAAGCTGATGTATATCCAAACTCAGGATCAGTTGACGATCTTGCTAAAATTGCTCTTTTTGTTGCAAACTTCCACGGATGCTCTCTTAAAACTTTCTGTCTCGATATATCATACCATCTAAAGAATAAAGCCTCAGTAGCTGTTGGGCTTGAAGATTCTATATTGCTCATCACTCCGGCGCTTAATAAATCTGCCGCAAGATTGCAAATATCTGTTTTAGAATTAGTAGTCATAATAAAACCTCTGGTATAGGAAGGGGACGGAGGTATCCCCCACCTATTTTTTATTGCTAGATAGTAGCAAATTCAGCTGTAACACGAATTGTTCCAGACGCTGTACCAACTGTATTTGCAGTTAAGCAAATATCATAAGAAGGCGCTGGATCAGTTTGCGCTGATAACGTAGCTAAAGATTGAGTTCCATTAGCTATAGCAATAGCTGTCATACCAACGTTATTTGCGGCTGTTATTGCACGTGCTGAACTCATATCAAGAGTTGTAGCAAGTACATCAGCATCAATAACGGCGCCATTGCTCGCACTATATAAGCCTAAAACATAAGCTGTTCCAGCTGTTATAGCTGTGTTATGTACAGTTATGTTTATTGGTACATAATTACTTGGTACACCAGCAAATAAACGATAAATTGAACCGTTATCATCACCTGAATCAATAGAAGCTGTAGCAACCATTTTTATAGTATTAGTTCCTGTTCCGTTAAGAGCAGGTATTTTCTTACCGTTTCCGGCTTCTATATTAGCTTGTGAATAAATATCAACTACTGCCATTTTTTTCTCCTTTTAAGAAAGAGGGGTAATACACCCCCCTCAAAATTAGTTATAATTAAGCTGTTACGCTTACTTTTTGAATTAACGAGCCTTCAGTACGCACGGCGCCTATCTCGAAAACTACCTGAATTTGTGTAGTTTCGATAAAATCCGGGCGTTCTTCAACTTTTAAAGACATCTCCTTAGAGATTCCTAAGCAAATACCACGAGATGAACCCGCAATTAATTGGCGCTGTCCTCCTGAAGTTGGTATAATAGGATTAGATACACCAGCCGCAAATAAAACTAAGTCAATGCCTGCTGCGTTCTTTATTCTACCGGATTCAACTGCATAAGCTCTATTGTATTGCGAATTTATTAACTCTAACTCGTTCATGCAACTAGTATGCTCATCGCCTGTGATTGTTAAAAATAACTTTTCATCTTGATCTGTACCTACATCAGCATCTATAAAATTCTGATGAATTTCAAGGATTTTATCATACGTTAAACCGGCTGTTGCATCAACTGTGACAACACCATCAGTTGCAGCTGTTACAGTTGTTTCAAAATCACGTCCAGTTAATACATCAGCAAATGCGGCCGCTTGGATAACTCTATCATATTGACGCACTGCGCCTGCTGCTATAGCCTTGGCATAACCAGATTGAGGGTCTTGCAATGCTCCACGCACATCAGAATCATCAATTGGTAAGTTTATTACAAAGCGCTTACGTATCATTTTTCGTCTGTTATGCGCTATAGTATCGAAACTTGCAACCGCGTTACGTTCTGCGACTTCTCTCGCATCTACGCGGCCTAAGCCATCATACGCAAATACATCCCCAGTCATTTGCTTAATTTCCACATATGGCTTTAAACGTGATTGCATTTGTTGCGCTTCAAGGTGAACTTTGTCTGAAAACTCTATAATGAGAGCTTGATCTATTGTAGCTACCATAAGTAGTACTCCTATATTAAATTGATTTACAAAGAATTATTAATTCGATGCGGTATCCATTAACACGGGCGCAATCTCAGGTATTTTCCTGTCTCGAGTGGGCTTTATAAGGTATCCACCAACGCATATTATACACAAAAAATAACTATATTTCAATAGTTTTTACTTTGGCGCATAATGTCTTGCTACCATAGATCTTAATTCATCAATTCTTGCCATTGTTTTTTTATGGTCAATATGCGTAAAATCTTGTGCTGCTTTCGATATGTTCATACTTGCTAACTCTGATCTTATATCATCAATACTTTGGCTTTTTGCTTGAGAACCTGTAACAACCGTACCTTCATCTCCGTACGCTTTTTTAACGCGCTCTATTTCTGATTGCTTGCCTTTTGTGTAAGCCATTAATGCAGTTAACACATCAGGCATATCTTGAATTTTACTAAAAGATTGCTTCAAAGATTGAGGTACAAACTTCTCAAATTCCGTTTTTGTTAGCTCTGTATATTTGTCTATATCATCTCCAAAATGTTCTTTTGTTAAATTTTCAAACTGTGCATCTAATTCTTTTTGACGCGCTAAATGCTGCTCTTGCTGCTTTCCTGCACTTTCTTTTTCATTATTCATAAAGGATTGATATAATTTACTTGCTTGTTTTGGCGTTAAACCTGCCTCATGCATAATCTTGGCGGCTGTTTCTTTATATGCAGATGCATCAAATCCCTCTGGTAAGCCCTCCACCTCTGGAAAATCATATATAGGCTCATCAGGACGCCCCATAGCTTTGTAAAACTGATTCCACTCATCATCACTAGCATCTGCTGTTGGTATCCCCGCCGGTCTTTTTCCAATAAGTTGCTGCGAGTGATCGTATGCCTTAAATAAATCATCTGTTGATTTTATCTTTTCAGCCCAACCTTTACCTTGATACTGCTCAGGGATTGAGAAACTAGACGCTTGTTGCTGCTGACTTGCCGCCGCGCCTAAATCTACTGTTACCGGTGTTGTTTCCGCTGCTATTGTCTCCGTCATTTTTCCTCCTAAACGAATAATTGAACTCAATTTCTTTTAAAAATTCCACTTTTATATGCTTTCTAAATCGCCCATATAAACCGCGCTGAACTGCATAAAAATGTGATGTGGCCGGACAATCTGAAGCTAGTATAGTCTCATCCCACATGCAAACATCTTTTAATGATGCAAATAGTATTTTCCCTGCTGCTGTTGCCGCAACCTGATTAATTGCTTGTATCAAACTTTCTTGATCTATCTCTTTCATTTTAGTAAAGAATCTCCTTTTGCGGCCGCTTGATATGTTTCTGCCATTTGTTGAGCTGATGCTAATTCCTGCTGTTGCTGCATACGCTCCTGTTCTTGTTGCATTAGTTCCTCTACTTTATCATCTGCTCTTATTATTCCAGCCGGCAAAGCCCGGATATTACCAAGTTTTTTTATAGCCTCATGCAAATCTATTCTATGCATAATAGAAGGGTCAAAAGTTATTGCTTGACTCGCAAAGGTCATGACGTCAATAATTGCTATATATTCCTCTGCTTTAGAAGCGTTGGCGGCTTTAGTTTTGTAATTGATATTATATACTTCCTCGCCTTTTTTTAGCCTATCTTGTATCACATCTGGTAAGTAAGTAACAGGCAAACCCTGCGCTATTCTTTCCTCTTCCTCGATACTACCTTTAATTACCCCAAACTCTCCCATGCGCCATAAAATATTTACCGTGCGCTCTACAAGAGGTGTAAACAGCTCGTTTAATTGTCGTGCAAATAAACCAATTAAAGAAGACATTCTAATTTGCTCTCTGATTTGCGCTTCTCCAAAAGTCATCTGAGTATCGTTATTGAAATCTAACAATCTATCTAAGCCAAAATGCTTGGCGATAGTTTCTTCTAATTTTTGTAGCCTAGCTTCAAGATAACCGAGATCTGTCTTTGTTCCTATCTCAAAAACCGGAGGACTATTCCCTATATTTGCAGATGCATTGAACACGTTCACGGCTCTTGCGGAAGTGTCTATATAGCCACCGCCAAGAATACCGTCATCCATAACACCAAGCGGCATATCGTTATTTTTTTCAACGGCAACAATATATGATTCTCTTAAAATATTAGCTTCTTTGATATCAGCTATGGCATTCATGCCCAAACTTCTGCCTTGCTTTTCATAAGTCACTTTTTTAAATCGCGTCATTGCGATAGGTAGCTCGTGAAAACCTTCTTCACGCAAAAGTGAACAAGTGCTATATTCCAAGTGGATTGACTCGTAAGTCATTGATAGTTTACCAAGCTGAGCCTTTTTTTCTTTGCGCGGCTGAATCATTATCAATATTTGTACAGGCTCTTTGCTATTACTCGCCGCTGCCTTGCGTGTTTTTTCAGATACGTTATTCTCGCCATACTCTGCTACTACTCTATGCGGCTCCCACTCATAAAACAATGCAATGGTGTCTACTATACCGTCTTGGCCCTCATCTAAATAAACAACTTTTACACCATGCGATTTATAGAATAACTTTGAGCGTTTTCCCTTCTCAACTCCCACGCCTGAAGTACCAAATATTAACTGATCTAACATATACTCATCTAGAGCTAAAACTAAATTTGCTTTGGGGTCGTCCATTGCCCGAACTGTTATATTTGTTAGATCTTCATAAAATTTGTCTAAATCTGTGCTTTCGTCCATGTCATCGGGTTTTATTAGCTCTATAGCTTGCTTTGCTGTTCCGGGCCATAACAAGCCAAGAATTGAGCTCGCGGCATTTTGAGCAGC